TTCCTGAAATAAAATGAATTAGCATTGCAAATATGAGTATTTATTTTGAAATGACAAAAGAAAAAGCGGAAACTTTTTGAGTTTCCGCTTTTTATAGAGCCTTTGAATTATGTTCTCGGTACTTTCTAAGGAGTACTCCAGTACTTCTTTAGCAGTACTGGGAAAGGATAAGTTTGTGATTATTTTTTCTTTGTGTCAGGCTTTTCTCTGTTAATAAATATTGAAGCAACTGTAACTAATGTACCTGCTCCTAATAGTCCAGCAAACCAAGGTCTATCTAAATATAAAGCATAAGCAGCAAGAGCTACAATTACTACAATAGATAAAAAAGCAAATGCCATACCCCACCAATTCATTCTTCCTGTTCTTGATTCGGATTTTCGGACTAAATCAAACTTTACTTTATCCATTTTATGCCGATGGTCTTGTTCCTTAACGGAAGCTTCCATCAAGAACGTAACAATTTGAGGATCTATTTCCTTATAGGCTGCTAATTCTTGAGGAGAAGGCAAACTGTTATCATCTACGGTATAAGTTCTTTCCAGCTGCTGACCTACACCACCTTGTCCTGCAACGACAGTTTCTTTTTGTTGAATTTGTTGTTTAGCCATTACTTAGTTTTAATTTCTCCCAAGCATCTCTTACGTCTTTCTCTATATTCTTTCTATCTTGTCTTAATTTGGATTTATCATCCATCTTATCAGATTCAATAAAAAGTTCTTTCTTCAATTGGGAAATAATTTCAGATTCTTGTTTGTATTCACCGCGGGAAGAATCACGCAAAACTTTTGCCCCATTCGCGATGAATCGAGTAACGTCTTTAATTACACACATGATACCTCCTTTTTTATCACTATTTTAGCGCTTCTTATTGCAAAAGTAATTATAATTTTTATAGTGTACAATAGTAAGTCTAATATCTTAGATATAAATAACAATATCTCTCCTACCTGCATCATATAATTTAACATAAGAACTAAAACAATTATAATTCATAAGATAATAAACTATTCTACATCTAAAAAGTAACTTCCACAATTATAAAGCTACCAAGAACAGCTACTATATCAACATTTTACGCTGACATAATTAACAATAGCAAATAAACTTTGGGATATAACTCTTCCCCTAGTAAAAGAAACAAACTTAATGTCAACAAATAAACAGACATATAAACTCTATTCAGCCAAATAGAAAACTCCCTCTGCTATTTTATCCATACCTTTAGGAGTAATTTTGTAGCGAATCTCTTTACAGTAATACCGTTTATTTCGTATAACAAAGTCCGGTCAAGCTTATATACAGTATTCGTCAAAAACTGAAAAGTATATTCGACAGATGTGTCTATCTCGCGTTTATTCTTATAGATTCGATTAAACAGACCATTGTCACCATCCAAGGTAATCGTATAATCGGGTAAGGTAAGAATAGCCTGATTACCACCAAGTGTCGTCGGTTCTTGAATAAAATATCTGTCATTCGAACCCATTGGCATTTTATCCCAATACTCACCAGGAAACTCATTGGGACCTCTGTTCAACGCTTTCTGTATACCATAATAAATACCTACGTACAATTTATCCGGAATATCACTTTTAACTTCAGAGCTATTTATCAAATCATTAATAGCATTGCTACCAGGATCCGTTTTCAATTTCTTTACAGCCGGTCCAATCAGATAACGTCCACCAGTTACACTATATATTGAGATTTTTTCTATTTCAGCAGGAACTATCTGAAATGAACTCTTATCCCGTGAATCCAAATCACCTGCATCCTTAAACCGATCAACTATTATCAAACCTTTTTTGGTTTCTCCAGAAACAGAATAATCTGTAACAACATAATCGAGTCCATAGTCATCTGAATGTAGAATATATGGTCCTGAGTAATATTGTTCATATTGAGTTTGGAAGTCATCCCATTCAGGACTAGAAACAATAGAACAATTTTCTCTGACTCCATCTTTAAGCTTCAGATAATTATAATATTTGTCACTGGGTAAATCATAGGATACATATTTATAAGCAAAAGCATAATTAGTATCTACGTCAAATGTTTTTTCGACACTGTCGTCAATAACATTATCTAAATAAACAATATCCTGATTTTCAAAATACTTATTCAAACTGATAATATTAAACCTACCATTAACCTTATCAATAGATATAATACAGTCCAGAAAGAGTTCAATCTGTTCGATAAACTCATTTATCGTCCAGTCAGGCAGCAGCTCTTGCAGTATGGAATCCTTATATGGATTAACGATAAACAACCTGCTCCATACAGGATCATCCTCGAGTTCGTTCACTCCTTTTGTGAAGCCCAACTTCGTAATCAAATTTTCAACTACATACAACAGATAATACTGAGGAGATATGTTTTCTACATCTGTGAAGGATATATCTTCGCCCACCTGCACGTTGTTTAATATCGACATATCTCCATTTGATTCAGTGTAATTAACAATCGGAGGATATACCACCTTATACTCCGGAAAATTGCCAAACAACGTATTGACCGCTTCCTGTGATGACATGGATATTCCATCAAGGAGCATACTTCGTATGTTTGTATCACCGCCTTCATAATTCAGCTGCGAGTTTCCTGCTACGATCTGAATTTTAGCCGTATAATTTTCAATTGAAAGAACAACCTCCATGCCCGATATGATTTCAAGAGCCCCTGACATTAATGTCGCCTTGCGATTCTTTATCCCTTTTGTTACATCAGATCTGTTTATATTCTGATAAATACTTCTATTGTGAGCATCCCTTAAATCTATATCAATATCATAAGTATATTCCCCATTGCGGGTGAAGTATGGATTCTCTGTTATCAGTTCGAGTTCAAAGTTTTCAGATAGCACAACTTCCTGACCGTCGATAAACAATCTCGTCATAATTTTACCCTCCTCGATGCATTATTTTTCATTCGTGCTACCAGATCCTGAGCTTCGTTTACTCCCATTTTGCCAGTAGCACGTGTATATGTATATATTGGCTCGTTCAATCTCCTGTTTAGTGCATCTATCACCTTAGCAGCCTCGAGCATGATAACAGACATTCCGTTATCAGCAGGTACACTTTGCTGATAATAGGTATTGTTTGTCGTCGAAGCAACACCCGACAACACCGCAGAAACATCTTTTGCAGTCAGGCTACCGATGGTATTGTTCTTCTGCGCCTGATCTATTAAATCCAGAACCGGACGAACAGCCGGATTCTGCACGGCATAACGATTAGCGACAAACTCACCGGCATGGACTATACCTTTGGGTTCGTCATGTCTACCAGAACCAGTATAGCCACCTTCTTCAAAACCATTTATTACAGCCTTTGCCGTTTGGAAGGCCGCGGTAATTAATGCTATCTCAGCTGCAGCTTTAGCTAGTCCAATGAAACCTAAGGTCGCTATATTCTTCATTTGTGTTTCAGCAATATAAGCAATCATCATCTTCTGAAGACTATCCAGTATGATGTTTAGAGTTTCCTTCATAAAGTCGCCCAAAGATGTTTCTGAATCAGTCAGCATTTCCGCAAATGCTTCTCCAAATTGTTGTCCGATATTTTGCGCAAATGAAAGCTGCTCTCTTATCTTACGCTGATTTTCTTCATAATTTTTACGGGATTTTTCAAGACTCTCTTTTTGTTTTTTGTCAATAATCTCAGCTTTCTTTTCTTCGGAAATTTCGGAAGAAGAAAGCACCTGATCATAATATTCATTTTGAATGTCTATCAGTTGCTGACGATATTCCTGCTCGGATGACAAACCGTCATAATGTTTTTGCGTAGCTTTCTCTATCTCCAACTGGTATTGTTTCTCCAGCCTGGAGAACGCTTCTTCGGATGTTTTTTTAGCATCTTCTTCATCCAATTTCTCACACTCTTCTTTGTACTTAATTCGTGCTTCGAGGATTTTCTGCTCGATCTGCTGCCGTTTCTCCGGTTCCAGTCCAGCAATGGCCAGCATATTCTCGAGATGACGCATCTCCAGATCTTCCATGAACCGACTATATTCCTGCTGCGTCATCTCGTCGCTGGCGAGGTACGACTTCTTCAGGTCTGCCAGTTCATCGTAGTACCGTTTATTTTCTGCCGTTACCTGAGGATTTTCTTTTGTTGCAGGAGAACCATTGCTTCTGTCTTCAATTGGATCTGGATCCACAACCGGAGTTGCTATATCAGGAATTTTATCTATGATATTTTGAAGTTCTGTCCTTTGCTTAGCCAAAGCTTCAATCGCTTGTCTTTGCGCCTTGAATTTACCATCAAGTCCCTTCAGCAGAACCTTTCTTGTAGTTTCATTTATATCGTCACGTTCCTGAATACGTTTTCTTTCTTTTTCAAACTGTTCGTTGTAAGCGATTTCTTCTTTGGTAAGTTTATCCTCTATAATAGCCAACTCCTCTTGAGCATCTGTTTTAAGATTCTGTTTCTGACGATCATTTAATTTGCTTAAATTATCAGCACGCTTATTTATATCAACAAACGAATCTGAAATTTTAGCCATTTTCTCCAATTCCTCATTGTATGACTTCTGCTCGTCTTTGGCTTTCCGAGTGTTCGGAATCACGTAAGTCATCAGAGCCGTTGCAATAGCCGTCAAACCAGCTACAGCTAACCCAAAAGGATTTGCCTTTAGTACCGTATTGAAACCTCGTGTTGCTACTGTTGCCAATTTTGTCCAGGTTTCGTACAGCTTGGTAGCTATTGTGGATGCGTTTACCGTGACAGTATATGCAGTAATAGCAGCTGTTGATGTTATGATAATTCCTTTGTACTTTATAAACCAATCTATCAGTTTTGGAAGAGCCACGATGATCTTCGTAGTCCATCCGGTCAGGAGTGACAACGATGGGTTAAGCCGTTCCATCAGCTCAATACCTGCCTCTTTAATGCTATTGCGGTACTGCGCCATTTTAGCCTCGTTGGTATCAGAGTTAATGGCTGCCTGCTCCATGGCGACATTGGTATCCGTCACAGCTTCGGTATATTGACGTACCTTATCCGCATTATCAATCAAGATAGTAGCGGCAGAATAAGCTTCTTCACCGAACATAGTCTGGATCTGTGCAGCCGACAGTGACTTTTTATTCAGGTTCTCGAGCGCAGTCTGCAACCCAACCACTTTCGGATTCGTCTCATCCGGTCCAGTCTGTAATACCAGGAAGAACTTACGAAGTGCCGTACCGGCTGGTTCTGCCTCCAGTCCTTTCTCCGCCAGCATCTGGATTGTGCCTCCAAGCTGTTCGATACTCACCCCTGCTCCGGACGCAGCCACACCTGCATTCTTGATTGCGGCAGCCTGGGCAGATACATCAGCGGCACCCTCTTTAGAACCAGCGGCCAACACGTTCACGTAACGTGCCGCCTGATCAGCAGATTCACCGTACATATTCAGAGATACGGTAGTTGCCGTTACTGCATCCTTCAAGTCAATTTTTGCAGCTGCCGCCAAACGCATGGCTTCGATGGTAACGGCGTTCAGTGCTTCTTTGTCTTTTAGAAGCTCCGGTTTCTTGGAACCGATCAACATATAAGCCTGAAGGATCTCGTCGGATGACTGGCGAATACGTAAACCGGATTCGTCCATAGTAGTAGACAGCTTCTCCGCCTGTTCGGTGAGCCACTGAATAGATGAATCATCCAACCCAGTCAAAGCTTTCAGCTCTGCCTGAGAGGATTCCTTGGAGTCGCGGTTATTACGAAGGGTATTCAAAGCCATAGATACACCCGTGATAGTGGCTGCACCAGTTGCCAACAAACCTCCCCACTTCGTCAGCCCGTTATTGAAACGAGAAATCCAGCTCTCGGTTTCCTGCACCTCAGTCTTGATTTTCTGAAGTTCGGCTGTAACCAGCTTAGCCTGTTGCTGATAATATTTCCACTCTGCTGATCCTCGCTTGATGTAACCACTATTCAGTTGCCGATTAATGGCCGTCAGAGTAGCACGAAGTTCTTTCGGCGTTGCTTTATCAAGGTTGTTCATCACCTCCGTAAGTGCCGTAGTATCTTTCTTCAACGTCTTGATCTGTGCTTCAGTCTTACGAAGTTCGGATGTAACCTGTTTGATCTTAGACGTATCACCAGCTTCGTAAGCATCAGCCAGCTCCTTTTTTAATCCGGATGCTATTGCCTCCAAATTCTTGAGCTCCTGCTTGGCTTCTTCGCCATTTACCCGGACCTCTACGGTCGCTATCTGGTCTATTGCCATATTATGCTTTAATTAAGATTGAACGAACTTTGAAAAATGCAAACAGCACAATGAGAATTAGCCCTACAACGGTGAACACCACGCAGAATTTTTGCCATGACGTAAGTTCTTTCTCCACCTCTACCGTTTGCACTGTCTTTTGGATAATTGTACTGTCTTTGCCAGGTATGAATACTGTATCTGAAGGAACTTTAAAGTCCGCCATCAGATTACCCATAGAATCCAATTTGAACCGAAGGCGTGCATTCTCCGACTGTGCCATATCCAACCAAGAAAGCACAACCCTACCATTTGAATCACACTCCAACAAGGCTCTGATAGATGCGGAATCAGCAGGACGGAATACAGGTATCAGTTTGTCATGCACAATGATCTGTGTATGGTTGTCTGAAGTAAGGTGTTTCCCAGTCTTACAACCGAGAAACACCGAACAAAAAACAATTGTAAAGAATGAAATAATGAATGTTCTCATAATAAGTCCCAGCCTGATTCAACATCTTTCATAATAGCCGGTACACCATTTTCAACTTGTGAGATAGCAGCAGCAAAAGCGCACATAGTTGTTTTATCCTCTACGTTCGGAACGTAGGTTGTCGGTACCTGCATTTCCTTGCATACGCGAGAAATGTATCCGGATGTATTGTTTTCGGTTCTGGGTGCCCAACGGCTGATAAAGTCTGCAATCGTCTGACATCCGTACTTACGACGGTAGTTCTGCAGCAACTTGATTAATGCCCGATAACCATGTGCCATGTCTTCGAACTCTTCGAAGGTGTTGTCTCGTTTCTTAGATACAGGAACTTCGCCCTGCCAGTCGGTAGCATCTGAATTGCGGATATTACCTGGATTATTATTTCTCAGGCCTCGTGGTAACTGTTTCATCTTTTCACGCCCTCCTTAATCGTTTTGATAATCTTTTGAGCTTCATCCGGTGTAGCACATTCCATGATGCGAACGGCCATATCTGCAACTTCGGCTGCATGACTCTTTTTCTTTCGAAGATTTTCAATGATGGATAAACCTTCTACAATCATCACGCCAAGGGCTCCGATTATCGCTCCGTAGGGTAGATTATACCAGGGGAAACACAACCCCAGTATATCAATCATAATGAAGAACAACAATAACCTGAAGTAATCGACAATTTTAGTACCGGTCTTGCGCAGTGGCCGACTACAAATTTTTTCTTTGTTAGCCCGAGCTGCATCGATTCCTGTCCATAAATCCAGCAAACAAACGCTGCAAATCAGTACCAAACAAATAAAGATGATCATCACGCCTGAGCGGATGTCTTGTGTGATAAATTCTACATATTTTTCCATGTTTATTTTGTGTTTTTCTCAAAAGTATTGTGGAAAAGAAGGGCATAAAAAGACAACCCTTGCAACTTATAATTGCAGGGGGTATTTATCAGAAAACTTACCGAGTTACTCTACAAGCTTCGTAAGAAGTTCTCAATAAACGAACTTTCATATTCATGCGCTTGTGTATTAGGGTGTGAATTAGTAAATGAAATTCTCTGACTGTTCAATCTTGCATTTTTAGCAATAGAAGAAATGTTTGGATTTGTACTTCGTAACATCATAGGAGTTCTTTCATCACCATTCAAATCAATGTAGGGAATACCCCATTTCTTTGCAATGGCTATAGTAGCAATTCTATATTCATCGGTTTCACAGCCATTTGAAACAATAATGCCTAATTTTGTAAACGGTCTGTTCTCAACAACCCACTTAAGCATAACATTCCAAGCTCCATAGAAAGTATTTTCGGTTTCATCATCAATAGTTCCTACCTCTATTTCTCCAGTATTATCTTCACCATCTCCTCCACTACTTCCAGGTCTATGGTGACTATCATTTATCCCGAAATAAAAAGTTGCTATATTAGCATCTTCTCTAATCTGCTTATAATTACTATTAGATGTTTGATTATTGATGTTGGTAAAAGCATTAGTGAAAGAACCGTCAGCTGGAGTTGCTAGTGTTCTTCCGCCCATAGACATATTTTGTAATATCATATTATTTCTATCTGCAATAATATATCCATATACTTTATTTTGCCCAGCATACATACTGTCTTGCGGCATTTTATCAGCGTCTGTTATTTCAGAATTTGAATAACCGCCATAGCTAAAACTATCTCCACAATATGCCCATATTAATCCTTCTAATCCGTTTGAATTAGTTTTTAATCGATTATTTAATGATTTAAGACCTTGTATTTTTTTCTTAACATATCCAGTAAGACTTGATATGTCAGTAGATGTTACTGAGAATCTAACTAAAGCACATTCAGGATACTTAGATCTAGCCATATCACTGCTCTGTACTTTTGCTGTACTTATATAGCCAAGATAGGTTTTATATGAATCATATAGATATGCAATAATATCCTTGTCACATCTTATCATGTAATCTATTGCGCTGTAATAATTGGGGGTATAAACTCTATCTGTATTTACAGCATAATTTCCTGTGTTTGCATCAATCCCACCAGTCACAAATGAAGGTATTGCATTTGTTAACATATCTTCTATTGGAGCTTCAATAACAAAATCTCTTATGGTTCCATAAATATTTTCAGACATTTTAATATTTAAACTAAATACATCTACTGACGCATTTTCTGATAAAATTAAAGTTTTAGCAAAATAATATGCCATTGGATATAAACTAATAATGTCTGATATTAAAGTTTTTACAGATTCATATCCTAAATACTTCTTATTAGCGTCATATATAGATATATATCCACTTACACTAACATCGGTATTTATTCTTGAATATTTTAAATCTGAGTTTTCTGTCAAATGAAATAGACAAGTATTTAACCTTGTCTTGTCGTTCATTAATGTACCATCGCTACTTGAAATGCCTCCTACTCTCCAATATCTTTTATCATTTAAATTTATCGGTATTATGTTGCCATATAAAATATTTTTTGTATCTAAAACCTTATCAGATAATTCTTCAATGTCATTACCAAGTTCTGTCAGTGTTTTATTATTAGCTAAATATGCATATCCTGATAGCATATATTCTGTTTTAGTAATAGAAAATTTTGCCAATTTAGCTGATGGGTACGTAGATAATGCAGTTTCACTTTTTTGGTTATAATTAGCTGATATGTAACCTAAATACGCTTGGTCTTTGTCATATAAATATACTATAATAGTAGTGTCTGATTTTAAATTATAATCTACCTTATAGAAGTTATTAGTCCTTACCCTGTCTGAATTATCAGCATTATTCCCAGTGCTAGCATCGATTCCACCTTTTGAAAATATGGGTACACCAAATGTTTGTTGTTTTATTTCTTCTCCTTCAATTTTTAATGCATTAATATCATTTTTCAATGTAATAATATTATTAATTCCAACAGCGTATCCTGATATATTATAATCAAGGCCATTTACAGAAAATTTTGCAAATTTAGCAGTAGGATAAGATTGTAAAGCTGTCTCACTTGTTTGTTTTTTTCTTGACGAAACATAACCTAAATATGTTTTTTGATTATCATAAAGATATGCTATTATATCAACATCAGACGTCAAATTATAATCTACTCTATAAAAATCATCAGTTCTTACTCTTTCTTTATTTACAACACTATTACCAGTGTTTGCATCAATACCACCTATTGAAAATATGGGTATACCAAATATATTTCCTGCTAGCTCGGTAAGTTTTTCATCCCGCTCTTTCAGCTCTTCATCAGTCGCTGTTTTGTCATAATAGTCCTGTTCGAGCTTGTCAAGATGCTCGAGCATTTGTGTACCGATACGTGTAGCAGTATTCTGTTTGTTCGTTTTCTCATCACGAATCTGTATTGCCAGTTGTTTTAGTTCTTCGAATGTTTTTGTTGCCATAATCTTGAGTTTTTTACGAAGTAAACTTACCGAGTTATACTACAAAAAGACATAAAAGGCTTTAAAAAGAGTACCTATTCTTATTTCTCCAATGAGAACCCCAAAGACGATTTCTCAACGATGTTCCTCTCACTTTCTCATTATATTCGATAGCATCAATAATCAATCCACAAAATTCTTCTGAATACATAAAAGCCATCTGTTCCTTTAATACCATAACTGAAGCATAGTACGGACGTGAGAACCATTCTCGTGGATACCTCGCTTTACCTGAAGTATAACCGCCTCCCCAACCTGGACCTCTTTTACGTGGAACATCCAGCCTATTTTCCTCTCGATATCTATAATCTAATACCTCAAGATAACCTTGATTCCCTCTTTTATATCCTACCCCTGTACCACAATCCTGATATATACCATACTCCATGAACTTGTGTTGTATGGTTGCAAAGTCTGTTGATCCAGAAACATTTTCTGTAATTTGCCGATGTAAAGTATATGTATCTATTACATGTAATCTCTCTATCTTCTCGCGCCAAATATTAACCATCATCTCAGACCATGCGTTCATGTATTTTAAACGGTCTTCAGGGGTGGCATTTTCTGCCATTTGCTGTTTCTTCTCTGAATCAAGACTGTGCCATCCTGTATTCATTCCATGCCATCCTCTAGCCATCCCATTCGTCCTCCTTATAACACAGATCAGTCGGTTCAGTCAGCTCGACCATGAAGTACAAGCCGGTACAACCGGATATAAAATACTCACCCAGTTCACGAGTGTAGATTCTGGATACATTCAGGAAGGATAAGTCCAGATCTTCGTATATGTATTTGTCACGGATCATACGAGAATGGAACTGCCGGAAGAGTTGCCGACAGATATCCAGCTTTGCCGCACGATCACTCATGTCATCGTAACGGTAACGTATCAGGAGAAATACTGTGAAGGTACGCTTCTTGAACCAGCCGCCCCCGATCTGTTCGGTAGCTGCATCGTTCGTATCGTCGATGCAGACGAAAGCGGACTGACGGCGGAACTTGTCAAGCACGTCCTGGAGTGAATTAATACCGCTACAGGAACATGGGAAAAAGGCGTTGGCCTTGGCCAACTTGTTTTTCTCGGTCAGCTCCTTGAAATAGGTATGGCCGTCAAAGAATTTACTTGTGTCCATTTTGCTTTGATTTTAGAATTTGAATATCGTGTGCTTTGGCATCCAGCTCTGTCAAAGCCCGCCAGCAGTCCATTTGCAAGACCTCCTTTTCTTTTGTAACATCACCACCTGTCAGTGCCCTAATCTGGGCATTCATCGCACCCATCAGGTCGGGTAGTTCTGGCTGATCAGCACCAACTGACCGTTGAAACGGCTGGAAAAAATGAGGAAACTGGGACGCAAAATACAGTTTAACACTAGCCCACCAAAGAAATACCGAAACTAGTTCGTATTCTTTGATCCGGGAAAAGGCTGCCTGCAACGAACCTTTCATGCCTGGCTTTTTCTTATAGAGATAACTATACAGAGATTTAAGCTGAGAAATGTTCTGCGAATACAAGTAACCCTGGTAGTAATTCTCACAACAAAGGTAATCTTCGAAGCTCAGGCCATGCAGCATTGAATCAATAGCATACCGGCCGCCAATCTTGTCCAATCTGACGGGATAAGCATTGGGCTCGGAAATAAAATCAATCTGCCGGAGAAAGCTACGGATCTGCCAGTCCTGAAGAATGAACCTCAATTTCTTGTGCCAGTTCAAACGGAAAGAGCACAGCCAACCTTCTTTAATCCTCCTGCAAACACGTATTCCAGTAAATCGCATAAAGACGTAGGTCTTTGCCTTGACTGGAGGAAACAGCGTGATGACCAGGAACACATACCGAAGCTGTTCCTGGTTAAGTTCCTTCCAGGAAGTGGGAAAACGGAAATCGAGAATCCTACCCCCAAAAGTATACGGAATCTTCTTTTTCATTCTGGTAAGTCTGGAAATGTTTGACTTTGTATGCCTCGGAGTCCTTATAACTGGTAAATACCTCTACCTTGGATTCCGCATAATTCTCGATGCGCTCCAGCATGCTCTTTGCAGCCGGCCAGTGCCCCATAATACAAAAACCTATAAACTTGCACATGTAGTCTGCCATGGTGGTTTCCTCTTTTGTGAAAGCATTGTGCCGAGCCTGTTCGAGGATATGATCGAAAAACTCAGACGATACGTGCTGCCGGATCTTTTCTTCCGCCTGATACATTCTCGTGCGAAACTCATTCAGTTTGGAACGATGTACGTCTGAAGAAGGAAATTCAACATACATCTTCAGCTGTCGGGCGGTATATATCAGGTTGGGGATATTGATACGAGCCTGTGCTGTATCTGCCCAGTCGGTACCGACCAGCAGCTCCAAGCACCGATCGTAGGCATCTTCGGTTGCATTGGTAACTTGCTGCAACAGGTTCTTGACTCTGTCGGCCGAAGCCGGAGCCAGATTCTGATTAGACACCACACCGAACCCTGTCGGAGTCAATACCAAATCAAGCTGCGGAATCTGCTCCTGATAGGTACGCAGACAAACCAGTTTGGTAACTGCCTGTTCAAGCCCTGGAACGGTTTCCAATTTATCTGCCATATCACCCAACAGCACATGGTTAATGCTCTGAAGAGTGTCATCCAGATGTGGAGCAATCATGTCATATACCTCTGCCGTAGAGTGGGTGGCAGAAGAACATATCTTTTCGAAAATCTCTTGTGAAAATGTGATAGCCATAATGATTCGTTTTATGATTTGCTTTCAAGATCCGAAGCTGTCTTCTGCTTCGCATCGGTGTTCTGATCAAGAGTAGTGAGCAATACCATGGGAACATCCGGATAAACTTTCTCACTCCAACCGTTGTACTCGATAACGATATTATGCGGCATGTTCATCAGATCATGAAAAGGTATCTCCAGTGCCTGTTTGAGCGTGAACAGCTCGCGCTTGTCTGAACCTGAGTTGTTGCTCTGTCCTTTACCCGGAGTAGCACCTACCAGATTAGGATGAATGTTATCGCCATAGCAAGTAATGTTACTGGCTTCCTGAATGTCTTCGCTCCAATCACCACCCTCCTTGCCGGTCTCCACCACATTGATGCGTACCATCCGGACCTCCCGGCCATTCGGATCAATGTAGTAGCCGGTAATCCAAACCTTGCCGCTATTTTCAATGCCAGAAACAAAATTCTTGATGTTTTCCTTCTCCTTTTTGATTCGTTCCATCTTCTTCAACGGATCGGTGATATGATCTTCTGCACAGATATTACTCCAGTAATCCTTGTGAACCTCGACCTGATATTTTACGCTGGCATGGTTACGAAGCTTTGCTTTCTTACCTTTACCAATCAACCGCTTGATATCGTACCAGTCGCCCCGGAAAATACTGGTATAATACGGTATCGGATAATACTGGAAGCCAGGTGTCGGGAACCGTACAAGAATGGCAAACTTACGTTCACTGGTTCTTACTTTAACCTTACCATCACGCCCCGGTTCACGCCCCATTAAAACCATCAATTCACCAATCGGGTCGCGCGGATCAAGCAGACGAATGACTTCGTAATCCTCCGGGCGGAGTGAAGCATTATTACGGAAATTGGCATAAACCACATGGTTTATCTTGCCATTCCTGGCTTTTTCAAAACGACAGTAGCAAGCCTCCTTATGTACCAGACGATTAATCCTCTGCCCATCTTGAGAAAGAATAATGACCGACACACAGAAAAAGAAATACTTCATATCTGTAGCCTGCTCGAGCTGGAACGCCGGAAGACTATTGCGTCGCATCCAGCTTTTAATTTCAGGATGTGTTGTCGGCTGTCTGGTATCGACATCCATATACTTCAGTCCGGCTCCGTAACAGGTTATGACATTGAACAATTTGTTCTGACTCATCACTTCATCAACGCCAATCATTTTGATAATCTCAAACGGAAGCTGATTATCAGAACCGAAATTGACATAAGCCATGCCGTTCCGCCCTGGAACAGGCGTTGTCTGAATATCCGCATCTTCATCAAATACCAGGCTGCTATCCGTAACAGAAGCCATTTCAGTGGCTACGTTGGAAAACTCTATGTTGAATATTTCACCTGGCATGAAGTTGTCATCGTATTGTGGAATTATTTTGTCCATATTAGAGATAAATTGTCATGTTGTTTATTTCGAAAAGAGATATGTCGCGGAAAGCCCGAATTACTCCGGATGCCGGAAGACGGACACGGTGAATACCCCGTCGCCAGTGCGAACCGACACACACCGCACCACGATATTCCAGAATATCGCCTGTGCTAAGTTTCCACAGTTTCAGATTACAGGGCTGCCCGGATTCGAGCAACCTCAAAGCGTCTTTGATATGTATTACGTTCATAGGCTCTAATTATATGTGTCATCGAAGGAATCATCAAAAATCTCAGGCAACAGTTTCAAACGATTCTGACAACGAGAAGAAAAAATATAAGTAATGGAAAACGAGAACAGCCCATCATCTGAAGTATCGCGCTGTGTATCGCTGTCTATAATCGTAATCGGAATATCTTCTGATCCGTCTATAAGATAAACTTCCTGCGACCGTGCTACATCATCTACCAGCATATACATAGATTCAGGAATATAACCGGTAGAAAGTGTATGTTTGCGCTGCTCATCGATATAATATGTCTTGTAAATACCATTGAAGTATGCAGCACTGCGAGTCAGTTCAGGTTCAATCTTGTCTGTGCCTATAAAATAAAAGGTTTCCATACACCCAAATGAATTACGGAACCTAATACCAACTGAGTCTGGTTCATCATGATCAACCCTATAAACCTGTCTTCTGGAACCAGCCGTAACTGTATACCGAAGCAGCTTATAGCCTGACAAGGTAAAGCGTGAAGGAGATGCATCTATCGAATTAATCCTGTAATCGGTTGCAATCCCCAAGGGACGAGTAGTCTTTAATACATTATTCTGGTCATCAACAAAGACACATTCTACCATCACCGCAATAGTAGTCCCTCCTGTAGCCAAGTGACCTGTAGTCAGATACAATACCTCGGAACGACCAAACGAAGTAACCTTATCGCATCCGGCAAGGGCTGTAAGAAAATAATTGGTTACAAAATCGGTAGCAGTACCATGTATCAGATATTGAGATAACAGCACTATGAATGTCTTGCTGACAGAAGCTTCTTCGGACGCACTACATGTATATGAGAAATCGCATAATGGAGCTTCAAGCAAGTACGGCTCCAGCAATGAGAACAGATCAAGAATATGTATCTGGTTATTTGAATCCGGAGCATATGTTTCTTGCAGAATAACGTTTCCCGCTTTATAAAGAGAAAAGGTCACCTGTTTATCTGCCTCTATCACAATATCAAGCTGTGACGAGAGAACAAAATCCGGAATATCCTGTATGATAGAAAGCATAAATCTTTGTTTTCCTCAAAGATACCAGGTACAGAAAATGAGTAAAAAGACAAAAGGTGCAGCATCGTCACGACGCCACACCTTTTTATTGAATGAAAAAATGGGTTACAATCATTAAAAAAGCATACAGTTACTTGCGCTGCATGATCCACGCCGGACGGCCATCGGGGGAAATGACAAGCTCATACCCCAAATCCACCATAGCCCTGGCGATATCGTTAATACTGATCTCTGCCATATCGGAAAGTTCGTCCTGGATCTGCTGCGAAGTTTTATAGATTACATCATCTGTTACTTTATCGACAGGAAGATATTCCTGGAAGTAACGATAAAGGATATATTTGTCAAACTCTACTTTGTTATTTGCCATGATCTGCCTCCTTTCTATCATTCAATGCGGTTTGAATCAATTCACTGAGCTGCTCCATTTCCGGACGTGTACAACATAATTTATCACTTCCATACATGAAAATAGTGTATTGTTCAAACAGAACTTTACCATCCTCGTATGCCTGATATTTGTCTACGCGAAACGTTGCGGGTTGTGGCGTGTAATCGGTCATCGCAAACCTCCTTTCTTGCAAAGCAGAACGGAACAGGTAAACCAGCACAGGCAAGCAACGGCAGCAAGCCAATGAATAAAGAAGGAACAGCTGAGAATGCTGAAGGAAGCAAGTACCTGAGAAACAAGCACAGCCTGACGGTTTGATACTCTCTCTTCCATAAGAGCGGAAAAGATGTAATTTTCACGGTTCAGCCATAACGATATACGGCTTTCTCTTGCCTGGCGAACAGGCAATGCAATTTGATTTTTCATTTTTGTACAGCAGTTTAAAATGAAATAATATGTTGGTTAAAGAACGGAGAGGAAACAAAAAAAAGTTCCGCTCCCCGCTGCTGTACACCTGAATCAGGCCGTGGGTCCATTAAGACTCCACACGGGACGGAACTATAAGATATAATAGGCTATGCCTTGGACATAAAAAATGCCCGCAGCAAAGTTATTTGGCGAGCCATCTCGCCTGATTCAAATGTACAGCATTGCAAATATGAGGATTTATTTTGAGATAACAAAAGGAATGGTGGTAAAAATTCCACCATTCCTTTTTAACGACAAGATATTCCTTTGCGAGATTTCTTTAATCCTTGACGTATCCTTTTCCTTAAAGCTTCCAAATATCCCTCTATTTTTGTATCATCTTGTTTATTTTTAGTTCTATATAATTCAAAATCACAAAGGTCAAACAAGAAATTCGTCCTTTTATCATTCATTTCTCTTAGCTGAAGTAAAATATTTCTTCTTGATTCCTCATCAAATGTAAAAATCCTCATAAATAAGTTGTCTTTCGCTGTGTCCGGATTAGATTGGCGTTTAAACAATTCTTGAAAATAATGATAATCCGTATTACCTAAAGAATGCCCAAAGAAAATTATTTCATCAGCATCAAGTAACCTTTTTCTAACATTATGAGATTTATAATGAGGACTAAATGTCTTTATTAAGAAACTATAACTTGGATCAAAATCGACATTATCTTGTACTCCTAAAATAATTGTTTTATCAACAAGTTTTCCATGAACATATTCTATAGGAACATTTAAAGGATTAGATAAGAATGGATTTAATTTTGAAAGGTCGGTATAATTAAACGAAATTATTTCTCCCAATAAATTATTAACTGAATTCAGCACCTTTATAGCATATGAATTTTTGTTCACATTATCATAGCTTATACTGGATAAATAATTACACAACTCATCCTGAAGAAGATAAAACATCTTTTTTTCTTTTTCATCAGCTTCAAGGGAAGACGATAACATACCATTTCCACGAGTCGCAAAATTAATTAATTCATTTTCTATGTCAACCCATTTTTTTGCATCAAGATGCCTACTATCCTTCCAGTCAATCTGACTATATAAAAAATCAAATAAATACTCACTGCCAGGTGGACTATTCCATGTATCACTACCTTTTTGCGTTGTTGAAACATGATTATCAAAATACGGGCTTCGTATAAACGATGAATAACTAGTAGGCAGATCTAAATCTAAATCAAATCCATTGCCTATAACTAATACAACTTTGTTATATTCTTTGTCCATACTACTTAAAACTTAGCATTACAATTGAATTGATTAGCTTTAATAACATAAAAGCCTGCTTTTTGACATGCAGGCTTTATCAACGCATATACTTATGCTTAAAATAAATTCTGTTGCTGTGGTTCCTTAGTCGATTCCTTATATTTCTTTATTAAATCTAACATCACTTGATCCTTTTTGATCGAGTCTTCAATCCTTTCATTTAAGTCAACTGTATTATCCTTCTCCTTCAGGTCCTTTTGATTCTGCCGGATCCTCCCGTTGGCACGATCCTTTAAATAATCCAACAAAAGATTCTCGGTTGTAAACTTCAACTTACGATATGGAGTATTACTTGCATTGATGGCATCCTCCAGTATCTGAAAGAATTCATCCTTCTCCCCACTCTTGAATTTGTCCATCAAATAATTAGAAACAATAACGACATCAATATCCTTATTGAAATCATTCATACGTGCATATCCGCCAATGTTTCCTAACATCTGCATAAAAATATCCTGTCTACCAGACAAACCTGAGGATATAAAAATTTCACGTTCATAATATTTAATATCAAGACTATCCATAAAAATTTTGAACCATAAAGCATCATAGGTTAGGTTCACACTTTCTTTTTTTGCTGCCATAATATTTATTTTAAACAAAACATTTTATCAATATTCAACATATCATCTACAAACTTTTTATTAGCTACATAATTTTGCAGTCCCATGATATCCAGAAATTCCTTTTCTGTTAAAAGTTCTATATCACAACCCTCCTGGTTGTATTTAATGGCTTTTCTCTGCTTTCCACTTAATCCATCAGGTCCAACAACTGAAGGATTCTGAGTGCCGACAACCAAGAAATTTGTAGATTTTGTTAAACCATCGGAATAATGGCCACCTATTTCCTCCACCCACTTTCTGGCTTCATCTTTGACAAAATGATCAAAGCTACCTGTAAATACAATTAACTGATCGAAAAACAAATGGTCAGGTTGAAATTTTGATTCATCAATAACATGATCAGATTCATCCTTACGCTTATAAGTTCTCTTTCTGTAACTTCTTTTCAAAAAACATCTTTTAAATTCACCTGAAGATATTTGACCTACAATTAATTTTTGCTCATTGAAAAATGTTTCAAGATTATCAGATTCAACTTTATCATAAGACTTCAGCAATATATTAACCCAAATACGCGCTTTGGCCATCGGAAGATTATCATTGCATTCAAGTTCATATTTTTCACAAAGGTCGTTAAAAGCATAAGAAGGAATGTGAACGCTTTTTCGCATCATATTTTTTGATGTAACATAAGAAATAGGATCACATTGCACACCAAATCTTTTTATTGCATTATATAAGACTTCAGCATCATATCCATCATTGGTTGCAACCACCAAAGGATATTTATGTAGAAATTCCTGCAATTCCATCCAATGCTCATCAAAAGATCCTATCCCTTTCAATTCAGCCAATGTCATACCTGACTCCAGGTAATCAAAATCTGATTCAGATGGCTCAACAAGAATTTCTTTCTCTTCATAAATAGCCGAATCTTTTACTCCAATCAATGCTATACGGCAGGGAGTATTTTTCAATGTGTTGCAACATTCTATTCTTAGTAATAGAAAATTTAAGTTCTTCATACCATTTGACTATAAAATTAATAAGCAAATTTATAAAGAAAGTTTGTAAATAGCTAAATTGAAAGCAGATATACTAATAAGATTGTGTAATTGTATAATTTTGTAATCTTAAAAACAAAATAAGTGTAACATGAGATTAAAATCTTTTTTAATAATATATATATTATCTGTTTTTGTATTTTCAGTCGTCTATTATGTAATATACCAATTGAATTCAACTAGCTTTATCATTGAGAAACAATATAATCAAAATACTGTAAATATGATGAAGGTCTGGGATTATTTAGATGAACCTGAAGATATAGAATCAAATTTCCCTGAAGATATTTATGATTTTAATAAGTCAATACAGCCTTTATATGATAGTTTAAAGTCAATAAATGATAGAGTAAAATACATGGAGAAAAAGCTTTGTTTTGTAGAGCAGATGTCAGATAGTATTTCTCAAATATTCGAAAAGTCAAGGTCACAAGATATTGAACAAAAATTAGCTCGACATCTTAAACAGGAGAAGGATACGTTGAATAGAATTCAAAACGAGATAAGAATTATTTTAGAAGGGGATACAATCAATGGAAAGTATATAATTGCAAAATCTGGACTATCAGTTTTGGAAGCAAACTTGGAATATAGAATTGCCTTAAAGGAATTAAATTTTAGGAATATGGTCTTAGAAAACTATGATTCTTTTGGCGATAAAAGAATTCATAAGACGTTATCTGAACTTATATTTCAACAGAGAGTTTTAACCGATAGTATATTCCATACAAAATCCTTATATAGAAAAATCAAAAGTGAAACAGCAAATAAAATCCTCAACTTCCAGAAGAAAAGAATTGACCAAGTTGGATATATCGATTTTTTATATTTCAGTGTAATGACGGCTTTTTCATGCAATTTAGGTGATATTATTCCTAATAATAATATTGCACGACTTTTTATTACATTACATGTCCTTCTTTCTATTGTTCTGATTTCATTTATACTTGAAGGATTATCAAGAAGATACAATAATAGAAGGTAAAGAAATCTATACTAATGAGTTAAAGACTTCTTGAGAATCGTCACCCATGGAAACCTTGACTTCATCATCTTTCAAACCTATATAATATTTATCTGTGCGGAACATGTGACTATGCTTATGCTGTACCGTATTAATCATGGCATCTTGAATATCATCAGATAGCCCAAAGGATCTTGCTATACGTTTAACAGCTCTACGTATAATTCTTATAACGTCTGATGGACTCCTGTTATTGTTATTAGTCAAAATCGGGGTAACAGCATCATAGAATGATTCTATAAATTTATTCCTAATATCTGATGAGGAAAAAGCTTCTAATATTTCATTTTTTATTACAGGAACATTCTTCCCTCTTTCGTTAGAGAATACTATACCCCTATCATGATCTGCAAAATATATTTCACATTCTACAGAGCTTTTACAACCGCTATTCATCCTCTTATGGATGTGAAGGCTCTTATTCCACTCAAGAACATTGCCACCTCTGTGATGATTGTCGATGGTGATTGTTTGATTATTTAAAAGATTTGATAGTGCCATTATTCTTTACTCTTATCAGTTGATTTTATTACTTGAATCATTGCAGTGATCTTAGATATTAAATCCAGTTTCATGCCCTCTGTCTTTATCTTGAGTATTTATACATGGAGGACCTTAGTAGAGGATTATCTAAATTCCATTTACTCACCCTCTTTAATATAAAAAGCTTTCTCGAACAAATCAAAAGTAGATCTTATCTTGAGTCCAGGTATTAGATTCTTATGATATTCATAAATTAATTCTGAATCTTGTAAATTTTCGAATAACTGATATTTGACACATAACTTACGAGATTTTTCATACAAAAAAGTATTATAGAATAGTAAAATTAATTCAGATGTAGAAAGAGAAGATTGCAAAAAAGCCATATAACTATCAAATTTTTCATTTATATCATTCATTTTCTTTTTTCTTTCTTCACCTTCATAAGAAGTCATAACAAATCTTTGAATATTACGTTTTGATAAATCAACAAACTTGATTATGTTGTATATATGTCGACAATAATGTCCAATGGACTGTTCAAAACACAAGAAAAACATGAAATATACAGCCTTACATATATCGAATTCTGTTGTCAAACTTTTAAATTTATTAAATGTTTTTTCTCCAATACCAAGCCATTGACAAGTCATATTTATTCTTGCCTCTTTCTTATATTTTTGGAATTCTGTTCTCGTTTTAATTTTTTTATTGATTCACTAGTGTCTCTTAATAATTGTAAAAAGATTCGTTAATTATTTGATTTACAAT